ACACATTAGTGCCGGCATTGTAAATATAGCTTGGGCCATTGCAAGCGATAAACAATTGAGTGCCATTGTCTGCCATAGACACTGGCCCGGCTCCCGATACTGCACCGATCAACGAAACAGTCCAAGTTGGGCTGATCTTGTAAAGATTGGTGCCGCTTACCGCATATCCATACCCGCCAAACTGCCAAAGCCCACGAATAGGCCCATCGCCCACCGTTGCCAGCAATCGCAGCCCTGGCGCTCGCTGAAGGAATGCAGCCTCTTTGCCGCCTTCTGGCACCATCTCTGGAAACAGATTCACCATGCGGCTATCCGCAGCGTTAGGGCTGCGGGCCACATAGCTAGAGCCAAGGATTGGGGTTTTCATCAATAGTTGCCAGCATAAACATTAAACCGCTGACGAGTCGCCACCAGCGAATACGGCAGGCTCATAATGTCGTCAGGATTGTTGATCCGCTTGATGTTGCGCTTGGACACCATTGCAATGCGTTTCACTTGTGGCGAAGGTTCAACGCCAAACTCAGGGGCCATTTCGCACGCCAAGTTGTAGCGGAACGCGCGCAAATATCCGGGAGGAAACGCAAGTTCAGTTGCTAATGTTGCAGGCTGGGAAAGCGGTTCGACGGAGATGAAATGCCATTCCAAAACACGCGTCGGTTTTGGATAGATGGTCATTGTCATGTCAGGAAACGTCTCATTAACAAAGATTACTTGCGGATAGGTGGAAGTGACCGTTTTGACGGCGATTCCATCATATTGCTGCTGATTGATGAACTTAATGCCAAAAGATACGTTTGTGCTGGGATCGCGATAATACGTGGCGTCATCAAGCCGAACTGGTCGGTTACCGACAAAATTACCAGTTGGCCCAAGAGTCCGAGTAATTTCGCCTGCGGGCCAGGTAAATGTCTGGTCTTGAGTAGAAAACACAGACAAGCGTTCAATGTTCCACGAATCAATCATCTGATTCATGGAAAAAAGCGAGTCAGCGGAAGTTTCGGCAGATGGCGTTTCACCTTCGGCCAGCATACCGAGCAGCCGTAAAGCCCCGTTGATTATTTCGCCAGCCGTTGCCATGTGTTCCCCTTATGCCGCAATCTTAGGCGGACGTCCTCGACGTCTTACTTGAAGTTCATTTACAGGCAAAAACTCTTCAACCTGTTGAGGTTCTTCTGGATTATAGCGCACCCAGCCATGCTCTTCATCGAACTCGGCTTCCATTTCCATGGTGGCAATTTTAGTGCCGTGTCGCTCGTGCTTAAGATAGATATTCATAGTTTGAGAAGGGGGCCAAAGCCCCCATCTTTTACACGCAGTGAATCAGAGCAAAGTTTAAAACAATAGCTTCGGACAGGTTGCCCGCAGTAATGTTTCGAACCGTGATCGTTGCCGCACCCGTAGTCAATGCGCTAACAATCGCCGTGTAGGACCCCGGCGTTGCCCCGCTGTTTGCCAGGGTCAGAATCACCGTGTCATTCGCCGAGATGAAGCTATTGTTCAGCGTGAAATTCACGGTGGTCGTAGCGTTCAAAGTGGCGTTGTTCATGGTGATCTGCCCCGCCGACTTGTTCAAAGTGACCGGAGTAGATTTACTGGTTTGTTGCGTAACAGACCCTTGAGCGGCAGCGGTATAACCAAGCTCGCGGTCAGAATAGACAACATCTGCGCCGTTAATGTCTTGGTCAAGATACGCTACGCCGATTGGTTTGGTATGTGACATGGTAATCCTTTCAAAAACAGGGGCCGAAGCCCCCGTTTATTAGACGCGATACACAGTCCAAGTAGCGTCAGCAGTCTTGCGGAACAGGAAACGACCGCTAGTTTGCGCTGACAAAGCAATCGTGGCGTTACCGCCATCGGTGAAGCCCGTGCCGGACCCCATCGACAGAGCAGCGGAACCAGAGCCGGTTCCAGTGTTGATAACGACAAGCTCAAACGTGCTGCCAATGCGGGCATTGGGCACAACGGCAGTCGCCGCAGTGTCCAGAAGCGTCGCGGAAGGAAGCGTGAAGGTCTGAGCCGTAGTTTGGCTCGCGCCAACCAGCAGGATGCCAGAGGCAATTTGAGCGCCAGTCAGAGTCGCGCCTGCGCCAAGGTTAGCCGCAGGAGTCGCAAGAGCGCCCATAACAACTTCTGAGCCGTTACCCGCGCCAAGTTGATAACCACCACCACCATTCGGAATAGCCATGTTAAATCCCTTTCAATCGTTAAGAATCCCCCGGCGAACCGGGGGAATGCAAGATTAGCCCCACATCCGAACGGCCATCTGCGGACGGATGACGCTGTAACCATACAGCACATCAATACGGCAAGGCATACGGTCATTGTTGATGTCGTACTGGCGCACAACACGCAGAGAGATGCCGTTATGCACAGCACGCGAGGCCATATCCACACCTTGCGGCAGGAGAAGGTCAGCGGTGGCAAACGTAATCGCATCCTTGTGATACACAAGGTTTTGCGCGTATTGGCTATTGGCCGAACCCAGCATGGTCACAGTCTTGCCGCTGACAGGCAGCGCATTGACAGTAGCCAAAGGATGCGCCGAGGAGTACAGCGCCGGGTAAAACTTAAGCGTGCCAGAAGTGGAAGCGGTCAGGTCTTCCGTCACCACGAACTGCTGGAGCGAACCAGTCGATTCACGGGTCTGGGGATTGACTGCATACACGTCAGCGATAGTGAATACGTCGCCCACTTTCCAAGTCTTGCTGGAGCCAGTAAAGGAGATGCTGATGGACGAAGTGCCTTCGGCCGTAACAGAAGAGCCAAGCGAAATGCCAGTGCCCCAATCGCCAGTAGTGTGCTGTTTGATCGACTGAGACATGTTGATCTCGTCATAGCCCAACACGCCAGTGCCCATCATGCCATTCTTAAACTGCTTGCTGATGGTGTCGGTGGGGTTGAACAGGCCCTTCATGCCTTCCACGAGGCCAGCGTTAGCAGCCGGATTCACGGTGGCATAACGGGGCGACATGACAGCCGCGTTTTCGTTTAGCTTTTGCTGGGCTTGCAGCAGAACCAGCGAGGTGCTGGGAGTCGTGCCGGGAGTGCCCACGCTGTTACCGATAGCTTTGTAAGCGTTCGCCACATCAGCATCAATGGACGAGGCCAGTTGGCTGATACGAGGCTTCAGCACGCGGTCAGCGAAGTCATCCAACTGCATGGTGAGTTCAGCAGAGGTGAAGTTGATGCCGATATGCTTCTGAGAAGCCACAGACAGGGTGGTGAATTGCTCGTTGTCGTCCTGGGTTTGCAGGGCGGCACCGTCAGTCACCAGAGCGCGGTCCGGCAGGCGGATACGCAGCGTGGAGCCGATTTTAGCGCCTTCAACGGCGAACGAGTCGTCGTATTGGCGATTGACGTTACGGGTGAGCACCAGGTTGTTCTCAAGAATTTCGAGAGCTTTCCGGGTGATCATGTCGATAGTAAGAAGACTATTTGCCATGATGTTTTCCTAAAAGAAGTTAGCGGTTTCGTTGTGCTTCAAATTTCCGCATTTGCCTTGCACGCTCAGCCTCAATCCATTCTGACACGCTCATGGTTTTAGTGGAGCGGGGGTCAGTCGTATCGTAGGCTGTCGCACCAGAAGTGCGGGCAGTGACAGGCGCAATCGGAGCCGGAGCACTGGTTGTTTTCTTCGCGGGCGGATTATCGGACAGTTTTGCCTCAATCTTCCCGATTTCCTTAGCTTGCAAGAATGGCGACAGGCGGGAAATACGGTCAGCTTCTTTAGGATTAGCACCAAGGTAATACGCTACATCGGGGCCAATATCAGAAGCCTGAATCGTTTCGGCCATCACATTTGTGATTCGCAAATTCGGGTTATATGCGACTTGCTCGAAGTCTTCATATTTCTCCCGCGCTTGCTCTTCGCGCTCGTGATAACCCTCAAGCAACGCCGCTTGCTGTTTAGCCTGCTCACGCTGTGCAAGCAATTCTTCAGCCTTGCGATACGCCAATGCTTCCGCATAAGCCTCGGGGCTTTCAAACTGTTCGACAGGCGGGAGATCGGCAGGAGGTGCAGACCTTACGGCTTGCGCTTCCTCAGCCTTGCGCTGTTGCTCTCGTTCCCACTTTCGTTGCTCTCTTGCGAGCCTTTTGCCGATGGCCGCATCAAGCTCTTCTTGTGTGAAGGTCTTGGGTGCCGCTTCGACAACTTCCGGCGATGAAACTTCGGGTTCAGGCGATGCCGTCTCAACCTGTTCCGGCGCGGGCACTTCCGCTAGTTGTACTTCTTCAGTCATGGTTGATTCCTAAGAATCCCTGGTCAAACGGGCCAGTACGGTTAATACAGTTTAATACTATTTCTAAACTACCGCACCAGTGGCATCAACCCAAGCAGTTCCATTCCACCAAATAGGTTTGCCATCTGCATCAAGAGTAGTGTCCAAATAAACAGCGCCGTAATCGTTTGCGCCGGGGCTTGGTCGTTGCGCGGTTGTCCCTTTGCCAGCCCCACCAATCAGCTTAAATGCGGGAGTTGAGAATGCAACGGCAGCGCCACTAACAGTGGCATCTGAATCAGAATCAATATACAACTTAGTCGAGTCATATACGTGAACAACACGTTTGACGCCAGAAACACCAGCAATAGTGATGTACGCACCTTCAGGAATATTTGCTGTGCTAGATACTGTAACCAAACGCCCGCCAGATGCAACGTTTCCTGTTACGCCGCTCAATGTGCCAGCAGTCCCGGATGTAATACACAGCTTGCCAAAATCGCTTCTTGTACCGCTCACTGAAACAGTTAAATATTGATCGCCGGCTTCAAAAGTACCCGCTGTTGGCGCAGCATTATCCGCCGCCATACGACCAAATTTATTAGCAAATCGCGTTTTATCGCCAACATCGTCACGGCGAACATCGGCCAATTTGATATTAGAGCCAGTAATAACAGCGTT